CACTGCAGGAACGTGGCCTCCGGGAGACATGTCAAGATCTATCTCGATGATCCTCATGCCCCACCTCCCTGTGCTTCTGTAATGGCTGACGCAAGGGATGTTGACAGCGTCGTACTAAGCCTGGAGATGGCGGCATTGATGGATGCAAGGGCCCGTTCTGCCCTCTCAGCGGCTTCCTGGGCTGTCTCAGCGGCCTTCTGGGCCTGCTCTGCCTTCTCTACTGCCTGCCGCGCCCTCTCTTGTAAATACGCAGCCTCCTGGATTTGTTTTTCTTGCAGTTTCGTGGCTTCCCGGATCTGTACAGTAATCGCAGCCCGCGCATCTGTGGCCTCGTTTGCCGCAAGCCTCGCGTCGTTACCAAACGATTTGAGCTCTGCGTGGGTTGCAATACGAACCGGTTCCCCAGCAGACAAACCGATATATGCGTGCCTCTCCCCAGCCTCTTCCACAATCACAATTTCCCTTGGTCCGACTTTTCCCGGATCAAAATTCTCAGTCTTAACGATTGCCGGTGCATCTCTGTTCTGGATTGCCATGCTGTACCTCCTTTGGACAAAATAAAAGCGCGGCCTATTCGGCTGCGCGTCAAACACTCATTTTCTCTATGATGCTTTCAAGCCTTGCAATCCGGCTTTCAAGACCCTCAATCTTTTTATGCTGCTCTTGTATAAGAGAAAGCATCCCGGGGATAATTCTGCGCTCATCCCATGATTCAATTCGTCCTTTGTCGTCATGTATCACAGCGGAAGGATATATCCTGTTAACGTCCTCTGCTATTATTCCCGGAACTACTTTTCCCCGCATGTCATTGTATTGCAAAGGGTGGTCATCATTCCATTTGAACTGAACTATCGGTAATTCAAGTAATCTGTGGGAATTAAGATTCTCATCTGTAATTGGGCCAATATCGTGCTTATATCGGATTGAAGAAGATGATTCCTTTGCGATTTCAGTATTATTGTAATACGCTTTGCTGCAATTAAGATAAATAGTCCCCCACGTAGATATATTTAGCGCCCCCGTACTATGAGCAAGACTAAATCCATAAAGCCCAGTTAGACCTGATCCAGATACTTTTCTTGACATCCAAAAGGAAATCCCGCTATCGGAAATATTCAGTTCCCCGAGGTGTGATGGAGTAAATCCCGTCTCAGAGCTGTTGTTATACGCTCGTAATGAAAAAGCAGTGTTCGTATCTATGTAGTTTGTCCCACTTTGAGATGATGCAGGGCGAAAATAAAAGCCATAATTTGGATAATTTTTATTTATAAGTCTGATGCCATCTATTGAACTTCCGCCAAAAGCATTATATGATCCAACATCAACGCCAAAGTCTGTATCAGCCGATATCAATTTGTTGCAAGCGATTTCGTTGTTGTCCAAATCAACGTATACTTTACCGTTTTTAGATGTTAGTTTTCCGCCGCTGTTAGCTTTTATACCGTCCTTATCCCATCTTCCTATCTCTGTTCCCGAAGCATTAAGTATTTTCAGTTGTCCATTAATATTATCCTGCCCACCGAGTGTTAATGTTCCTCCCGTGGCCCAGTCAAAACTAAACCCAGTTGTCCTCAGCAAATTCACAAGCATTGTGCCATTTGCTGTTAATCCATACCATGTTGGATTTGTGGCAGTCCCATTTGCGGTTACACTAATTCCAGCAGTTGAAAACATAATTCGAACAGGAGAATTATCCAGATCAGGAAAATTATGCAGGTAGTAAATCGTCGCTCCGTCTGTTGTTTTCTTAGTTAAATACAGACCCGCCGCATTCTCAATGGCATCACGCAGTTCTTTTTCTATTTGCTCGCGTAGTGACTGTTCCGCATTAAGCTGCTTTTTTGATTCAACGTAGGATTTCGTCTGCCAGCCGTATCGGGTAGCGGCATTCCGCGAAGGCGTTTCTGCACCGCAGACTGTTTTCTGCATCTCAAATGCTGAGAAGTTGGTCCGTGTTACGAGTATGGGATACCCCCTATCCCTGCGATCCCATACGGCCGCGATGTCACCGGATTCTATTGTCGGGTCAGAGGAGTGGGACACGTTAACCTTTCGGAATGTGAGGCCGTTAAGCTGTGTACCAAGCCATGACGTGACCTGCTGGATCTGGGCCTCTGTGCAGGCATTCAAAAGCTCGTTCTTTTCAACGCCTATCACATACCCTGTTGATCCGGATGTATAAGTGTAAGATTGCGTCTTCCCTTCTCTATCCGGTTTTTCCACAATGCAACGGACGCCAGTGATAACAATGTCGTCAACGCTGATGTCCTGAGAATACAGGGATGTAAAATAATGCATCCCTGTATAACTGGATCCTGGTGTTGTACTCCCGCGTCTGTAGGCGGCTCGCCATGCATCCAGCGTGCTCCGGTCGAACCATGTAAGCTGCAGCTTCCCATCCGGAGTGCACCTGCAATAGCACCCTGCAATAGCCGCAGCCATTCCCAACACTTCACGACAGGTTATACCTTCATCCATTGGTCTCTCTGGAATGGAAAAGTTGTAGTGCGGAAACGTTGTCGTACTTAGTGTAACACCGCATACCAAGCAGAGATTCTGCACAATGGCCAGCAGTGTCGCCGGATACGCCAGGGATGATTTACTATAAGGACGATCAAACTGTTCCATGTTGTCAAGCATGGTCAGCCGAATCGAAGCCTCCGTGTACTGCGCTTCATCCACTGTGTACGTTCCAGTCTGGAACTTGCTATTTGCTACGCCTTCAAGAGCGATGTATGTCTTAACCTTTGCATTCGTAAAGTCATATGACGAATACTCTTCATTTTGGTTTTTGATGGAAAGTTCTGCAGACCCGATGATCGTCGCACCAAGAGCGGTGAACTTGTTGTCATCGGATACTGCCTCTTCCCTGGTATAACCTCCCTCCCACAGCTCCTCATTGGTGAGATTCAGCACACGACCATTCGAAAGTGTGATGTCTGCATATGTGAGGTAGATTTTTTCATCATTGCTGATCGCCTGCTTAAAGGCCGATGAAACAGTAATCATTCTTTAAACCCTTATGAACTTCATGCTTATGCCGCTCCACGTGCACCGTGGGTCCTTCAGGTTCATCGCTGCAGCCGATCTATCACCGACATAAAACTCATTTGTGAGCCAGCGGTTCGGTGTCCTCGGATCTGCATAAGTGAACTGGAAGCTCTTTTTTCCATCTACTGCATTAAGCAGCGTTGCAAGCTCTGTCCATGAAAGACATTCCCATGTGCACTCATATGTGTCTTTAACTGCAACAACATCTTTATGCATTTTCCCTTTAAGGTTTCGACCCGACTCCTTACTCGACAGGTCCTGTATTCCTGCTTTGTAGGAATCGGGTGTGGGAATCATGACGCCATCAATCATAAAAGGCCGCGTTACTGCCATGCCCCCCTCCTTAACTATTATCTACAGGATGATACCGGCGGTTGATTCTCTCATTCCCCCGGTTTGCTGATCTTGCTACCTGTTCATCCCCAATATAAAACTCGATGTCCATATATTCCGATATGACTTCGGCAAGTATTTCCTTCAAATCGCTGCGTGTGAGCCTTCCTGTGTTCGCCTGGGTGACTTTATCGAGGATATCTGTCAGGACGTCTGTGCCTGCCCCAGAAGAGCCCTGACGGGCTGAATACGGAGCCAGAGCTCCTGATGCTGCCGCTGGCACGTAGAAGGATGAACCTGCGGCAATCTCCTCCATACGGGCGATCATGGCCGCAAATCCTCCGGTCACTTTATCGGCAAATACAGACAGGACATCATCTATCCCGTCCGTTACGGTATCGACACTGACCGAAGGTTTTGCAGTTTCTGCACCGGCAGTCACGGCCTCAGCAAGTGCTTCTGCCGATGATACAGCGACGTCTGCAGTATCATCCATACCATTTGCCAGACCCGCTGTAAGCATCTCACCGATCCATGCAAACTCTTTGGAGGGTGAATTGATACCCAGTGCCCGTTTTGCTGCATCGAGGATGTCACAGGCAAGATTCCACGCGGTATCTGTCAGCCAGCTCCAGCCAGCATCCAAACCGTTATGGATGCCCTTACAGATAAAATCTCCAACATTATCCCAATCGATATTGTTAAATACTTCAAGCATCCCTGATGCAATGTTGGTCACTATTGATAAAAGATCGGTTGATCCAGACTGTATCGCATTCCTAAGCGATTCTGTCATGAAACGTCCGATATCAGAAAGGATCTTTGCTTCACTTCCGCTGATACCAAACCCGCTGTTAATAGGGTTGAGGACTGTGTCTGTCACATTCGTTCCGATGAAGGACTGCATGTCCTTCGTGCCGCCTGAAATGCCTGACTTCAGCCCATCTGTCATCTGTCCACCATATCCGTTGAAAACAGTCGAATCGGATCCGCTGATGCCAAATCCTTCTTTGACCGGATTCAGGATCTTGTCGGTTATATTCTCTTTTACCCAGCTTGCTGCATTGGACAGTGCATTGGTCATTCCGGTCTTCATGCCTTCGATAGTGCCTTCACCGGATTCTTTTAGTGCAGGATCTCCGGACCCTATACCGAAGAGATCCTTTACACCTTTGATGATCGGCCCGCCCACGTGCTCAGCCAGCCACCCCGGGATGCCAGATATCCATGAAATGATACCCTGCCCCATGCCAGCCATGATATTGTCGCCAAGAGGCTCCATCTCTTTAGCCGGAGACGCGATACCGAAGGCCGCTTTAAAGCCATTTATGAACGGAGTGAAGATATGTTCCACGATCCAGCCGCCGATGTTTGCCAGAGCATCTATAATTCCCTGCAGGCCACCGTCAATGATGTTTTTGAACCCTTCGTAGATCGCCCCACCTGCGGCGATCAGTAACCCCACGACAATGCCAAATGCGGCTCCAAGTGCATCACCCAATAACCGCATAGCACTGTCAGCTACTTCGGTCCAATTCACACCAGAGAGAAAATCTCCGATCTTTCCAATGATGATCCCCGGAACCGCTACCCAGTCTATTTCTTCGATAGCGCTGGAAAGAAAATCGAATAGAGCTGTTAATACATTCCCGGCAAATTCGCCCCATTTCCCGGTATCGACGGTTGCAAAAAAGCCGCCGATAAAATTGATGACCGAGGACCCGAGCAGGCCCCAGTCCGTGCTTTCAATGAATCCGTTGATAACATCATACAGAGCGTTGATGGCCGCACCCAGCGCCGCGCCTCCTGTCGACCAGTCCACTCCGCCGATCGCATTCGTGAGGGATGTCCCTATATGCTGGCCAAATTTGAAGAAGTCAAAAGTCGTCAGGAAATTGTAGGCGAAGTCAAAGACCATGTTCAGCGCGTCCGCGAGTGTCTGTGAGAGCAGATCCCAGGGAAACGCTTCAACACCTGCATTCAGGCCGGTACCGATATTGGCTGCAATGCTCCCCCAATTCGGTGTCGATATGAGTCCGTCGATGAACAGC